CCTTGCTTCTTTTAAAGCGTCTAACAACTGAGACCTTACTATTGGCTCAATGTTTTCCTGAAGGTCTGTTACTCTGATTTTAGAAATTTGCTTATCAGCACGATTTGCGGCTATCTGCAATCTTGCGTCTAATAAGTTTCGGTAATGACTTATTTGGTTTTCGAAAAGAGACTGCACCTCTTCTACAGAAGAGCCTCCAAAAGACAAGTCATCTCTAATAGCGTTATTTGTATCTTCGATCATTTTTGCAAATCTTTCAGAAAGCTCACCATCGCTAGAGCCTTTAAGTATTGTTTGCTCCATTCTTGAATATGTTGGGTCATCTGTTTTAAATGACGCAGTAAATTGAGCGTTTGGAGATAAATCTCTAGGCTGTTGCAAGGCTTTTAATGCCCCTTCTCTATCGCCTATAGATAATAACTCTGCCGCTCTTGCTTGAACCTTATCTTTTGCAGGAGAAAGCTTATCCTTTGCAGCATTATATATCTTGTATGAGGGAAGCATTTTTATTGCTCTAGGCGCTAAGTCTGCGCCAAAGCCTCCTGCGACTTCTCCAATAAATCTTGCAGCGGGTAAATCTGGATATCTTCTCTCTAATTCAAATCCTGTAAACCCTCCAGTTCCTCCCGCAAAAGCTTCTCCGGTAGTCATCATGATTGGGTTTTGTTTAAATACCCTGCCGTACTGACTTAACATATTTTGCAAGCCGCTAACCACGCGACCAGCTCCGCTTGCCGCTCTAGCTTGAGGTATTGCTTGAGACACAAACCCTAAGCCAACAGCAAATGGTATAGTGTCTGTAAATCCAGTTCCAAAGGCAATTCCTGGCGTTTCTATTTGGTTTTCAGCAGGAATATCCGCCCTAGAAGCAACGGACTTAAGCCTATCTGCTGTACTCATAGATTGTTCTGCAATTTGAGCCTTAATTCTGGGGTCTCCAGAAATCATTGTGGCTAAATTGTTTTTTATGGTTGCGTACGCATCGCCAACAAATCCTTGTGACTGATTTTCTTGCGTTAAGGCTTTTAATCTTTCTGCGGTTGTACTCATAAAAACACCAGTTTAATTTGTTAGCTTTTGAGTAATAATCTTTTCAAGCTCAGGAGGTATGCTGTTTAATTCTTCATCGCTAAAAGATTCAATAGTAAAAAGCAACCTTGCTTTAGACATGCTGTTAACAACATCGTTATTTAACGAGTTTACATTTATCTTTTTAGGGTAAAGCCTTTGTTTGAAAGCAATAATATTTGATTTAGTTTTTAAATCTTCTGCTTTTTGTTTTGAATCAACTTCAGGGTCATTCATCCGATTTTGTATAGTAACTAGCTCATCGTCTAAAAACTTATCAATTCCTGCTACCCTTGCTGCCGCGCCTTGTTTTCCTAATAAAAATTGCGGATCAAAAGATAAATTTTCTATAATTCTTTCTTGTTCTGAGCCTATATATTTTGGGTTCACAGAAAAAGCTCGAATAGCTAGGCTTTGTATTTGTTTTAATCCTTGTTTATACTCAGTGCGTTTTTTATCTGTTAACCCTTCAATTCCAGTAATACCTTCTGCAATCCTGCCAAAAACTTCCGATGTCATTTGGCCTAGACCAGTTGTTTCGCTTAACATTTCTGAAACGCTAATATCGTCTAGTCCTTCCAGATACGCATCATAATCTTCTGCGCTTTCTAGCGGTGTTTCAATAGACGGCAAAGAAGAAATTACTTTGACTTCTCTGCTAATAAGGTCTGTAAATGTTGCTCTTGTTGGATTATTTGGGTCTGGTGTAATTTGTATTTTGTTGTCGGCAACTTTAGTCGCGTAATCTCTTGCTTCCTCTACAGTTTCGAAATCTCCACTTCTAAATAGAATATCTGTATAGCTATTAATTTTTTCATTTCTTATGCTGCCCTCAGATGCTCCTGAAAGGTATTTTTCAGCAACCGCAGCAGCTCCGTCCGGGTCTCCAAAATACATAACAGGCATTAACGCAGCAAAATTAGGGTCTTGCTCTCTAACTACACTTGCTGCTGAATTTACCCTAGCCGCGTTAGTTAGCTTTTCATTTGCTGCCGCTGCTCTAGAAGCTTCTCTTCCTTCTTGACTTGCTGTAATTGCCTCTAAATCTCTTGCAATGCTTGTAGAGGCTTGTTGTTGAGCCATCATATCTGCTTGTTGTTGCCTTGTTATTTGTGCTGCTATTTGACGCAAAGCAGCAGCCCTTAAAGGGTCTATAGACTCTAAAGATTTAGCAGCCTGAAGAACGCTATTAGCATTGTTTGGATCTAAGCCTTGAATCTGCGCAGCAACCTTTTCTCCAGTGCTACGCGGGTCAATGCCAATCATAGGCTGAATAGCTCGCCGTAGATCTTCGTTACGCTGCACCCCTAGCTGACCTGCTACCTGGGCTAAAGGAGCCAATGCTGCTGCTCTGCCGCGTAAACCAGAGGATAATAACTGACCTTGAACCATGCCCTGCTGAAGCAGTTTCTGTTGACGTTGTTCAGGAGTATCAATGATGTCCGCAAACAAACTTTGAATGTTTATAGCCGCCATGTCTATGTTCCTAAATTAATTACTGTACTTGGGGTCGCTTGCGGTGGAGTCTTCAGAATATCAAACAAACCTTGGAACTGCTGCTGACGCAAAGCATTAGCTAGTGCTGCGTAACCTAACTGGGACTCTAGGCCAGACTCGGCAAGCTGAGTTCCTAAACCAAGACCAGTAGATTGTAACGCAGTAGCAATGCGTTGCGCTTCTAATTGTGGCTGCAAGTTTGCAAGTAGCTGATTCTGTCCTGCGTAAGCTGTAGGAATAGAAGACAATCCTAATTGACCCAATAAGCCTAGTCTATTTCGCGTCTCACCTAATCCCGCGAGGGTTTGCTGTGACTGAAGGGCTTGCTCTGCTCGAGCCTGTTCCATAGCACTCACACCAAGACCTGCTTGTTGTTCTGCTATAGCTTTTTCTAGTGCTAACTGCTCTGGCGTACCGCCAAACATGGCAGTCCTAACACCTAGTCTACCCTGGTTAGCTAAACGCTCTTCTAGCCCTAGCCTTGCGCGTTCTTGCTCTGGGGCAAGAGTGGCTTGCATACGACCAAAGATGTCCTGCTCACGCATAGCCCTTTGCATAGGGTCTTGCGTCAACATGCCAATAATATTCTCTTGTTCTTGTCGCCTTGCTTCCGGGTCTCCTAACATCCCAAAAGCTTGAGAGCCAAAGCCTAACAATTGCGACTGTAGAGCCTGTTCTGTTGGACTGAGCATTGTATCCATGCCACCTGCCCCCAGGGTTGCCCTTGAGCCGGTAGGAGTGGTAACAGTAAAAGGCTTAAACTCTGACCTTCGGCTAATCTCGCCAAGTATTCCGCCCTCATATTGAGGGACAGTTTCTTGACCAAAGACCGCAGCAATATCTTGTTTGCCTAAAGCCTCAATGTCTTTAATTATCTTTTGTTGTGCGGCTGCGCCTCCAACACCGGCAATAACATCCCCGGCTCCTTCGCCGAACAAGCCGCTTAAAAAGTTTTGTAATGGGTTTGCCATTAGTAAGTACCTCCATCAATCGTGCCGACTGTGAAAGTACCGCTCACTGTCAGGTTATCTGTTGTTGCTGTGCCAGTAAAAGTAGGTGACGCTGAGTCAGACTTCGTTGCCACTGCCACTTGGATTGCGTCAAATTCAGCTCCGACTTCAGAGCCTTTAACAACCTTGGCAGGGTTGCCGCTAACCAAAGCGTCCTTGGCTGCGAAGTTAGTAAGTTTGGTATAGTTCGACATTAGACTATCCTTCCCATCAGAGCTTGAATGTTAATCTCTTGAAGGGCAATCGAGTTACCCTCAACAGTTGTTTCTACCCCTACGGATACGACTGTACCCTGACCAGAGGCGTTGATCTTCTTGCGTTTAATCAAAGCAATAGACGATGAATACTCAGCGTCCGTGTTGAATTCTGATATGTTGTACTGCGCTACGTTAGACTGCGGTAGTACATAGGCTTGCTTTCTGTAGTTGCCAGAATAGTCATACGCCCAGTTTAATACCACTGTAGCCTCAGCGCCATCAAAGGTTGTGAGGTTGATCTTCTTCAGGAACTTCAGGTTTGACGTATTGCCAAAGCTCAAGGGGTGACTGAAGTAACTCAACTGATAACCTGTATTGTTATCTGTGTATCCTGTGTACTCACCAATCCCATCTGCTACACCAAGGTACAGTTTCTCAGTAGATGTTTCCGCGAAGCAGAGTGGATTGATATGCGACCAAGTAGTCGCTCTAAAACTTCCATCTTGCAGAGGGAAGCGTGTGTCAAAAGCGTAGACCACACCCAATACTGGGAAGTTTAGTAACACAAACGCCTGTCTTGGCGAGTAGTGCATACTGATATTACCCGTCTCTGCCGCGAAGAGAGACTTAATATCATTGTTGACGTTCTTTGAGATGTCGCCAATAGGAGCTGACTTCTCTTGAATTGTCCTTGATAAACTACGAACACCCGAGTCGTCTAGGAATATCAAGTCCTTACCAGTGGACACTACCGCATCTCTACCCACACAACCTACGTTCGAGATTGTATCAGATAACGTCATACTCGCAGGGCTGCTTGCCCCCTCGTACACTATGATGGAGTTCCTGCCAAAGATAATCAGAAAGCCATTGTGTGCCGCCATAGCGGTGATAGTGTCGTATCCGTTAGGCCAGACCTTAGTAATATCAATCGAGCCTGTAGAGCCACCTGACCACCCAGAACCGTTGAGTAGGTCTGACCAGTAGATAGTAGATTTGTCACCATCAAAGTCTGCCACCCACAGCCGACCAAATGCAGCAATAGCTACATGACCTTCTGGCGGTGTGCCTGTCGCATGAGTATGAGAAGACATTGGCTCAAGTACACCCGCATGATCCGAGTAAACTAAAGGCTCGTGTCCTCGTTGGAAGATGTACATATGATCGTTGAACGGTACAAACTTCCAGTTGTTAGCTGTAATCGTATAGGCTACAGGCGTTTCATCTACCATCGTGGTAGTGCCTGAGAATATCTTGTTGTTACCTGCGGACAGGAAAGTAATATCACCATCTGAGGCAACGTACTCACCCATAGATTCTATGCCATCTGACGAACCAAGAAGATCGTTACCGTTTAGCAAGGTATAACCATTCCTTGCGGCAATACGTCCTTCCTTATCAATCACACAGTTATCCGCAACGGCAGAGAAACTTGCGTCCTGTGCCAACGGTGCATCTTGGGTGTTAATACCCGCAAATCCCGGAGCGGTAATGGTGATACTTTGGAGTTGTTGTGCCATCTATACCACCATAAAAGTAGTTTCATCAGGGTAACGGTTAGCGTCTATAGCTATCGCATCAGACAAAGCAGTGGACGCAATAGCAAACTGTTCTGCTGCTGACTGA